TTTACGATTTCACGCATTACCTTTTAATGGTCAATAGAGAGCCAAATGAAAATAACCCTACCTTAAAACGCTTGATAGAAGCCGTCAAAGACATGCAAAAAGAGAGCGAGAAAGGGATTAAACAAAAGCTTGAAAAAGTCAAGGAGTAAATTAAATGAATGAAAAAATTAAACCATTTGATGTTACGCTAAGCGAGGATCAAAAAATACGGGCTAAAGAACAAATTTTTAAAAGACTCAAAGAACTCACGCTAGAAAAAATTAACGCTATTTGTAAAGAAAAAATCATCAAAGAGTTTAAAAGCGAGGTTTTAGGTAGCTTGCATGCGTATGATTTGACTTTAGAAGATCAAGCGAACTTACAGGCTTTAGTGATATCAGGCATAGATTCAGTTTTTAGGTGCGCTGAAGTGATTAACGGCGCTATAGGGTTAAAAACCTACAAAAAACACACGAAAGCGCAATTGTTGAAACTATCACGAGAAGCTCTAAAATTCAAAAGCAATCTGATTTTGTTTTACGGTCGAGAAAAAGAACGCCTACAAGCCGTAACGAGTTTAGAAGCGTTAGAAAAATTTGAAATTAAAGAATACTTGACATGAGGAAGTTTAGCGATCCGATCGTGGCTGAGTTTAGCAATGACGGGAAAAAACTCCGGCTTGTTGAAGGATTTGAATACTATTTGAAGCAAGATCACGCAAAAAAACTCATCGTGCCGAGCGGTTTTGTGAGCGATGGTTTTACGAACATGGGTTTTAGTTTTGTTATCCCTCGTTATGGCAGCGGTTTAAAATGCGCGATCTTGCATGACTACATGTGCGATGTTTTGAATGGTGTTGCGCCTAGAACGCAAGATTTTTTTATTCATAGTAGAAAAGAATGCGACGATCTGTTTTTAGAAAGCATGCTAGAAGTCAAAGCGTTTTCGGCGTTTAAAGCGGTTTTGATTTACTACGCCGTGCGTTTGTTTGCTAAAGTGAAAGGCTTGAAATAATGCGAATAGTCGTTTTTGATGCGAGCGGTGTTTTAGAAGCGTTTGATTATAGAGGCGTTTTGATACATAAGCAAGAAATACAAGCCAACCAAAAGCTAAAACTACCTTTTACACAAAAAAATCTTTTTAAATTCAATAACGCTTTTTTTGGAGTGTGTGAAGGCGTGGGAGATTTGGATTATAAGGATTATCCTAAAAATCTCAATTTTAACGCGCTTTTAGTTGAAACCATACAAAACTACCTATTTAACGCTAAAGAGCCAGAAAACAAGCCACAAAAGGATTTATTAACGGATTTTTTAGCAGTGTATGAAAAGAATATTATCAAAGGCGTTTATTATTTGAAACCGAAGTTTTTTGCAGAAAAAGAAAAAGAATTGTTAGAAAGGATTTTGAAATGATAGAAGTTAGCGAAATTGTAGCCAAAGTGCGAGAACGCTTGAACGACAACGAAGTAGGGAATTTTGAAATTTTAGACAGCGTCATTATTGAAAACATCAATCAAGCGCTCTTAAAAACTTGTTTAGAATTCAAATTGAACAAAACGATCACAAGAGCCTTAATCACCGAAGAAGAACGCTTTTTGACTATTAACAACCTTTTGGGGATAGAAAGCGTGAAGTTAGATAAAAAAGAAATACAAAGCCGTAACAGCATAGAAAAAGATAGCGGAGAAATAGAATTATTGATTTTGAGCGAGAAGTTAAGTATAACGCCTTTTAGAAGTGGAGAGCTTGAAGTGATCTATTACACCTATGAAGAGGTTAATAATGTTTTAGATAGCGTGAAATTGCCTAAAATATGCCTTGACGTTTTAGTGTATAGTGTTTTATGCAGTCTTTTAGAAATCCCTAACCATGAAGCTAATTTTAGCGTTTTAGCGAACTATAAGCAATTATTGAAATTAGCTAAAGATAACCTAACGAACTATTTGAGCCTGATGTATTCTAAAAATATCCATTTTAGCAAGGTTGTGAGAGTTTAAGAGTTTAGGAGAATCCTCTTGAACCAAGCCCATTCAAGAGGATTTAAGAAGTATTTGTGAATGCTAATGCATTCAAACTAAAATCAGAAAAGAAACCGCTATTATGAACGACAGAAAAATCATAATAGCGAGAGAATGTTATCAAAAAGAAAGAAACAAAAATAGGGTTATCTTTTTTTTTTAAAAAAATAACCCTTAAAATCGTTTTAGTTTTTAGCTAAAGTTTGATAATCAATAAGATAAGAAAGGATAAGCATGGGCATCAAAGAAAAAGAAATTGAGCTTGAAACCTTAAAGCGTGAAATCGCGCAAGCGGAAGCGAGTTTGGAACAGGATTTCATTAAGCACATGGTGGATAAGACGAGCGAGAAAGTGGAAGATTTGTTTTTTAGCAACAAGCCTGAGTTTTACCGGTTTGTTTTCACGGAACAAAACAACTACTTAAGAGAGAAACTCACGGACAAAGTGGGCAGAGCGATGGATTTAAGCGATGAAATCCAAAGAGACAGGGAAAGCGAAGAGATTGAAAAAGACAAAGAAGCGTTTTTGAAAAAACACCCTGGAATTGATTTTAACGAGCTCATAGAGTTTTATAATGAAGAAGTGCCTAACCGCTTCAAAAAGCAGATTGATAGGTTAGAAGGCGTGGCGTTTTTTGAGGCGATTTTAGATTATTTTAACGCTGTGATCGCTAAAGAAGAAGAGTCTAAAAGCGAAGAAAAAGAAGAAGGAAGCAAATTGCCTAAAGAAGCGTTAGGTAACGGCGTGAGTGGCGTAGGATACGCTAACAATGAAAACATCATGACAAGGTATTAAGGAGCGTAAAAAATGTTAGAAAAACTTAACAACATCAATTTTAATAACATTTCCAATAACCCTAATTTAGGAATAGAGATCGGTAGGGAAATCCAAAATGCAAGCTGGGTAAAAAGCCCGTTTTTTAGTATCACAGGCACCGGTGCGGATCGTGGGGTTAGGCTTTTTAGCGTGGCTAATCAACAACCATTCCGCCCAAGAATTAAAGCGCAATTGACCGGAAGCGGTGTGAGCGGTAATACGGATTTTGAAGCGAATTATGATAATTTAGAGATCTTGAGCCAAACGATCTATCCGGATGCCTTTGGCAATTCCTTAAGATCTAAAATCAAAGCTTACAGCGAGTTAGAACGCATTGATTTCATTAAGGAGAGCGTGGATAGCTTGACCACATGGATGAACGAAGAGAGGGATAAAAGGATCGTGGCGAGCTTGACTAACGATTTTACTAACTACCTTTACAGCAAAACGATGAATGTAGCGACCATTAGAAAAGCGATTTTTCACGCTAGAAACGGCTTAAAAGAAAACAACGCTAAAGCATTCCCGATTAAACCCGTTAGGGCGAGCATGCAAAGCGTGGGTAACGTGATCGTGCAAAACACGAGCTACATTATCTTTTTAGATAGCTACCAGGCGAATCAACTTAAAGCGGATAGCGAATTCAAAGAATTACGCAAGCTTTATGCTTTTGCAGGCGAAGATAAAGGCATGCTGTATAGCGGGCTTTTGGGCGTGATTGACAATTGCCCGGTGATTGATGCGGGCGTGTGGAATAAGCTTAATGTGGGCATGCCTAATTCTACCGTGAGCGATAGCGATTTTTCACGCTACGTGAATAAGGCTAATGTTGGAAAAATCGTGACGCCTAAAGGACTCAAAGAAATAATACTCAAAGATACAAAAGATACAAAAGATACAAAAGATACAAAAGAGATCTCGATCGGTTGCTTGATCGGCGCTAGCGCGGTGTTATTAGCAGGATCTAAAGAAACGAGGTTCTACATTGATGAAACCGTGGACGCTGGCAGAAAATCATTAGTCGGCGTGGATTGTCTTTTGGGCGTGTCTAAAGCCAAGTATCAAAGCACGGACGGGGTAGTAACGGCCTATGATAATCAAGATTTTGCCGTGATCGGTTTAGTGTCTAACATGGAATAAGAAAGGAAAAAGAACATGAAACAAAAAGTTCACAGTGTTAGCTATCTAGCTAAAGCGGAATTTGAATTCAAGAACGGCGTTTATGATTTAGTGGCTTTACCAACTGGTGCGGAAGTAGTTAAGGTTAGTTTAGAAGTGGTAGGAAATCCTTTGGCTGGAAGCATTAGCGTGGGATTTAAAAATGATACCACCAAAAACTATTTTTTGACTTTAGAAAACATTCAACAAAATAAGAACGCCACGAGCGCTAAAGACTACACGGCTACGAGTAATAAAGTAGTTGTAGCGGAAGTCAAAACCGCTAACGGGGAAGATGTTAAAGGCGTGTTGAGAGTGTTGTATTTTTTGCCTAGCGTGATTGAAGTAGAGTATTAAATAATTTAAGCATTTTTGAAATGTTTTGAAATGTTATAAACTTTAAGAAAGGTTAAAAAATGTTTTTTAAGAACCCGTTAAACGATCCGAACTACTTTAAACCAACCAACGCTAACAACACGCCAGCGCTAACACGAGAAAGCATGCCGAAAAACTTCGGCTTGTTGAATTATTCTAAAAATTCTAAAACGAGTTATAGCGATTTTGTGAATAGTTATAAGCCAGTAGAAACGCCCAAAGCCTCTAAATTTTCTAACTTCATGGAGAACGTGGGCGGATATGGGGGGTTAGGGATGTTAGGAGGTGCGATCGGCGGATTAGGAAGCTTGATCGTGGGAGCGATCAACTTTAGCGAGCAAAACAAAAACGCTAAAGAAAGCGCTAGAATGGCAAAAGAGCAGTTTGAATTAGAAAAACAACGCTACAACGCCAGAGAGCAAGAACGCATTAACAACAGGGAAGCGATTGATAAGATCGCTAAAAATAACGCTGACATCATGACAAGGTTTTGATTCAAACATAACCCTTGAAACAACGCCTTGATTTGGCTTAAATAAGTAAAAAGAACAAGGCAACTAAATGGACTTCACAACCTTACAGAACGATTTTTCTAACGACTATCAAAAGGCTTCAATCGCTAACGCTGAATTTTTAGAAGCCAAAAAATACTACAACGGCAACCAACTCCCGCAAGACGTGCTAAATATCATTTTAGATCGAGGACAAACGCCGATCGTAGAAAACATGTTCAAAGTGATTGTGAATAAGATTTTAGGTTACAAGATAGAAAGCATTAGCGAGATACGACTAAGCCCTAAACAAGAAGAAGACAGAGCCTTAAGCGATTTGCTTAATAGTTTGTTGCAAGTTTTTATCCAACAAGAAAACTATGATAAGGCGATAATAGAACGAGACAAGAACCTTTTGATCGGCGGGTTAGGGGTGATCCAATTATGGGTGAATGAAGATAAGGAAAAAAATGTAGAAATTGACATTAAAGCCTTGAAACCCGAAAGCTTTGTGATTGATTATTTTTCTACCGATAGGAACGCATTAGACGCGAGGCGTTTTCATAAGATGCTAGAAATCACGGAGCAAGAAGCTTTGTTATTGTTTGGTGAAAGCGTGATTATTAATTATTCTAATGTAAATCACGAAAGGATAGCGAGCGTGATTGAAAGCTGGTATAAAGAATATAACCAAACCACGCAAAGCTTTGAGTGGAATCGGTATTTATGGAGCCGAAACGCTGGGATTTATAAAAGCGAGCTAAAACCTTTTAAGAACGGCGCATGCCCTTTTATTGTATCCAAGCTATACACAGACGAATTGAACAATTACTACGGCTTGTTTAGGGATATTAAGCCCATGCAAGATTTCATTAACTACGCCGAAAACCGCATGGGTAACATGATGGGAAGTTTTAAGGCGATGTTTGAAGAGGACGCGGTCGTGGATGTAGCGGAATTTGTAGAAACCATGAGCTTAGACAACGCGATCGCTAAGGTAAGACCGAACGCATTAAAAGATCATAAGATCCAATTCATGAACAATCAGGCGGACTTGAGCGCTTTAAGCCAAAAAGCCGAACAAAAACGCCAACTATTAAGGCTATTAGCAGGACTGAATGATGAAAGTTTAGGCATGGCAGTCAATAGGCAGAGTGGGGTAGCGATTGCGCAAAGGAAAGAAAGCGGTTTAATGGGCTTGCAAACCTTTTTAAAAGCTACAGACGACATGGATCGATTAGTGTTTAGGTTAGCTATTAGCTTCATTTGCGAGTATTTCACTAAAGAACAAGTTTTTAAAATCGTTGATAGGAAGTTAGGGGATAGATATTTCAAAATCAATTCTAGCGATGATAACAAGATAAGACCCCTAAAATTTGATCTCATCTTAAGAAGCCAATTAAAGACGGAGAGCCGAGACGAAAAATGGTATAACTGGAACGAACTATTGAAGATTTTAGCGCCTATAAGACCGGATCTAGTGCCTAGTTTAGTGCCATTGATGCTAAACGACATGGACAGCCCGATCACTAACGACGTATTAGAAGCGATAGAAACCGCTAACGCTATGCAACAACAAAACGCAGAAGCGAACGCGCCTTACAACGAACAGATCCAAGCCTTGCAAATCCAAAAACTACAAGCTGAGATCGCCGAATTACAAGCCAAAGCGCACAAATACACCGAGCAAGGTGCTCTATCACAAACCACGAACGAAAGCGAAAAAATTAACCAAGCCGTAGCGATTAGCGAGATACAAAAAGAAAGCGCTAACCAAGACAAAAACGCCGAAAGTGATGCGAACAAGCCAAAAAAGAAACTCAAAACGAGCGATAAAACGACATGGCGCAAATACCCAAGCGCGATGAATTTAGAATATTAAAATGCTTAGTAAAGTTTTAGAAATGCTAGGAATAAGCGTTTTAGTTGTAGCGTTAGGAATTAGCTTTATTTTAGCGGTTTGTTTTTCTGTAGGAGCGTGGGCGAATGGATAAGCAAAGAGCTTTACAGGAGTTAGCGTTAAGAGAATTAGCAAGGCGTGATTTTTATCAATTCTTACGCTTGAAGTGGGAACGATACGAAAATAAGCCGTTTTTGGATAACTGGCACATTAAGTATTTATGCAAAGTTTTAGAATGCACGCAACCTAACACATGCCAAAGCGACGAACTAATCAAGCGTTTGATTTTGAACATGCCTCCAAGCTATGGCAAAACCGAGATCATAGCAAGATGCTTTATAGCGTGGAGTTTAGGAAAAGATCGCACCAAAAAAATCTTTTATATTTCGTATAGCGATGAGTTGTGTAGAAAGATCGCTAACCAAGTAAGGGACTTGATGGATAGCTTTTTTTTCAAAAGTATTTTTTTTGATGAACCTTTAGAATTTTTGCAAAACAACTCAAGGGAGTTTATTTTAAGAGAGGGTGGAGGCTTGTTCGTTACCACGCTAAAAAGCGCGCTTACCGGATTCCATGCTAACCAGATACTGATCGATGATCCAATAAAAGTGAGCGACATGAACTCTAAAAAAGAAGTTAATAACGTTAATATGAATTTCAAAGAAAGCGTGATCTCACGCTTGCAAAACACGCAATCTAACATAACAATTCTCATGCAACGCTTAGGGAGTAACGATCTATGTGGATTTTTACAAAATGAAAGAGAGTTCGATACTGAAACGATCAAAAAATGGAAAATCATACAACTCAAAGCCTTGAACGAAAACCAAGAATTTTACAAAATAAAGGATTTTGAACACACCAGAGAGAAAGACACGCCGTTATTTGAAGCAAAACACAATAAAGAACAATTAGCAGCCTTAAGGTTGCAAATGGGCAATGATGAATTTAGCGCGCAATACCAACAAGATCCCGTCGTTAGCAGTGGCGGGTATTTTGATCCGCAGTATTTAAAGAAAGTTTTCACGCATGAATTAGGCGAGATGAACACTTATATTTTTGTAGATAACGCTTTATCTTTAAGCCAAAACGCCGATAATAGAGCAATTGTCGTCGTGGGCGTTGAAAACTATAAGGAAAGCGTTAGGTATATCGTTTTAGATTGTTTTTATGGGATATGGAGCGAAGAAGAAACCATTAAACACATTCTAGCGGCTAAAGAAACATACAAGGACGCTAAAACCTACATTGAGAGCGATGGCGGAGGTTTGGTATTGTATCGTTTGCTTTTAGTGGCTTTAGCGAGACACAACCAACAAGCTAAGGAAAATAGTAAAGAACCATTAAACGATGAGATTATTTGCTACACGCCAAGCCGAAAGATTTCTAAAGTGGATAAAATCAAAGCGATAAGGCCTTTTTATAACACGGGCTTTTTAGTGTTTACTCATTCTATGAACACCGAACAGATAGAAAAAGAGCTTTTTAGCTTCAATCCCGATAAGCCTTTCAAAAAAGATGATTGTATAGACGCTTTAGCGAGTGCATTAACGCATGAGAGCGTAAAAGCGCCACTAAAGAAAGAGGGTGAAGAAAATTACAGCGCAAGATTTAAAGCTAAACCGACATGGAGGATTTAGCTCCGAACATAACCCTTGAAAATCGCGCTTGATTATTATTAAATAAGAGAAAAAGAAAGGGTTATAATGAAAAATATAAGTCATATTAAACATTTTAAAAACATTAAGAACATTAGCAACATTAAAAAAAGGCGTTTAGTGTTTAAAAAAGGAAACAATGAAAGGCTTTTAAAAAATAGAGGTTATAGGGATTTCATCGCAAAAGTCAAAAACAAGAAACAAAGCGATGATGATTTTTTAGAACAAATGGAACTTTTATACCTGAACTCTTTAGCTTAGAAAGGATAACGCATGCAAGAAAAAATCATAAAAGTTATTCCTGGATTGCTGTTTTTGTTTTGTATTTTAGAGGTTTTTGAAATGGTTTTAATCATCAATGACATGAACCAAACCGAAAAGCTTGAAAGGGAAGTAAAAAAGAATTTAGAAATGATAGAAACGATCGCAGAGCTATTAAACGATCATTTAGAATGCATGCAGTTAGAAAATCATAAGATTAAGCTTAAATAGTATGAAACATTATTTAGTTTTAGGGTTTGAAACCTCTAAACTCATTCCGTATATTTTGGTGGGATTGATCGGCTTATTTGTGGGGATTTTATACGTTTTTCGAAGCATAAGGGACGAGAATTTCAAAAGTAAGACGGAGAAAGTGATCTATTTCATTCAAGGCGTGGGATCGAGCATGCTAATTACATGGGTAAGTTACGAAATTACGGATTATTTTTTTCAATTGCCTCAAAGCTTGTGTATAGCGATTAGCGGAGGCGTGGGGTATTTGGGAGCGGAGAGCGTGAGCGCTTTAGCGTTAGATAATCTAAAAAAAAGGTTGTGAAATGGATTTAAATTTTTTAGAAAACGCCTTGAATAATGGCGATTTTGAAGAACAGGTGCGTAAAAGTTTAGAGGGCATTTATCAAATTTCTAAGGTTTTAAATCAAATAGAGATTGTGAATAACTTCAACGAACACGATTCACAAATTGTAGAAATAATTGCAACAATTAAAAGCAAGTTAGCGGGCTATGAAAGCAGCGAACAGGAACTAAAGGCTAAAATTGACGCTTTAGTGAGCGCCATAGAAGCTAAAAAACAAGAATTAGAAGCACGCTTGAATACAGAATTACAAAACGTTTTACAGCTTGAAACGCAAAAGATAAATGAAGCAGGAAGCGAAGTCAAAAATAATCTTGTAGCTGAACTCACAGAAGCTAAAAATAATCTAGCGTTGGAATTAGAAGAAAAGTTGAAAACTAGCAACGAAGCGTTATTGAACACGCCACGAATACAAGGCGTTAATTTGAAATTTGTAGGGTTTTATGTTTATGGGCGTCAAAGCTTTTTCAAAAATGAAAGCGATGAATTTAGGGAATTGTTTGAATTTGCCAGTATCACGCTAAAAAATAATAAAAGCTACATTGTGCAATTTAGCATGCCTTATGAATTACAAACGAACGGGATTTACAGCGAAAGCATGGGTGAAATGGTGTTATGCTTGAAAGCGAATAATAAGGTCTACCCGATCATCAATAGTTTTTACCAAAACAAAACCGCTCAGCTCATTAATAAAAAAATCATAAGCACTTATGAGGTCAATAGTTTATTTAAAACGCCAGAGCTAGAAGCGGATTATAAAATAGCGGTATTTGCACGAAAGTATAAAGATTTATGGGTGAATGTGAATTACACGAGCAACACGGAAGGTTTTGAATTAAGTTTTTTAAATAACGCAAGATTTGCTAATTTGACTACGCACAGCATACCAACAGATTATAATAACGACTGGGTGTTTTTCAAACACTCTCAAGCGGTAGTCTATGAAATTTTTTAGAATGAAGCTTTTATTTTTAGCGTTTGTTTTTAGCGTTTGCTTTAACGCATGCGCTAAAAAGATCGTCTATCACGAGGTCAAATTGCCGATTAAATGCGATATTGAAATACCAAGCCGACCGAGCGAGCATTTAGAGGCGTTGGAATATTTGCGAGCGCTATTGATTTATACCGAAATGCTAGAAAACGACTTGAAGTTTTGCACGCAAACAAAACATAACCCTTAAAACAACGCCTTGATTTGGCTTAAATACCAAGAAACAAAGGAAGCTCATGTATTTAGTCCTATTAGAAAGAAAACACGATTTGAGGCCTTTAGTAAGGAAAGGCAAGAAAGAAAGCGGCATGTTAGGGAGCTTTAGAGTGTTTGAAAGCACACACGATCAAGGCTTAAGCGATGAAGCGATACTAAAACACTATGAAAAAAAAGACGCCTTATTGAATTGCTTCTCCTTAGAAAACAGCGGAGAGCCAACGGACACGCCCAATTTAGATAAACCGATCGTAGCGAGGGACTATGAATTAGAGTGGAGCGATACGAGTTGCACGGTGCCTAAAGAATACCAAAATAAAAAATGCGATAATAAGCGTCATGAAGTGTTACAGCTAGTAGACCCCAATAACAAGGATTTCAAAAACCGAAAAATTTTAATCCATGTAGGTAACAGCGCGCATGACACTTTAGGATGCGTTTTGTTAGGAATGCAACACGACGAAGAGATGATTTATAAAAGCAACGAAGCGGTGAAAAAGTTTTTTGATTTAGTCAAAGATAAGGGTATTAATCATTTTTTAGTGAAAATTGTTGATAAGGTTTAAAATATGGATACAACCCGATTTATTAGGAATTTTGTTTTATTCAAAGAAGCCTTGCAAAAGCAAAATTTCAATAACAAAGAATTGAATACCACGAGCATGCAAGCGGCCTTACAAAGCGAGCAATTAGCTTTGAGCGAGCAAATGCAAGATTTGCAAAGCGAACAGTTAAGGGCCAAAATGCAAATGGACTTTTTAGGAATGCAAGCGAACTTACAGAGCGCGAAAGCAGACATTTTGAACAAGCTAATCCAATGCCAAGCGATGCTAAAAAGCCTAAAAGATAACGCCATGATCAACCGCGCGAACGCGTTTGTAAGTTTATTACAGGTGCAAGCGAATGCGGCTAATGGGATCACGATGTTTAATTTTGAAGTGGCGTTTAAAATCATTAGCCAGATCGGATCTGAATACGATCAAATCGCTTTAAACAGAACGAGTGTGAGCGTGCAAGAAAAAAAACAAACAGAAGAATTGAAAATAATATTAAACGAGTTGAGCAAGGAATTAGAAAAACTGAACGAACAAAGCGAGGTTAATTCTATACAGGTTTTTAGCGATAAATTAGAAGTGTTGAAAGACGCGCCGACAAGGTTATGGGGCTTTAGCACATTATCTAACGCAAGCGAGGGTTTTTTTGATGAAAATAGCGTGCAGTTAGCGAGCGGGAGCGTGTTTTTGTTTAGAAGCGACAAAGTGGGAAAACACACGATCACTTTCAAAGCGAGTAACACTAAAACCACTTTAGCTAAAAACATCACTATAAGCGTCATAGCGAACAAACTCAAAGAAAGGATAAACTTATAATGGCATATTTTGAAAGCATCACCGCAGGCAGAGGCGGACTGGATAGTTTCAATCAAGCGTTAAATAACCAACGATACGCTAATTTATTGCTTAATGAAAGCATGGGCAATTTTGCGAACACGATAGCGAACGCAGGAAGCCTTTTTGATAACGCTAAGATAAGAGAAGAAGCCATGAAGTATCAAAGAATGCGAGATTTAGCGAACGATAAGAGACAAGCCGAAGCGTTTGACTTGCAAAAAAGACAAGCCGAGCAAAGCATGGATTTTGCTAAAAGACAACAGGTTATGAACGAAGAAATGCACAAGCAAGCCAAACGCTTGAACGAGCTTAAAACGCAAGCTTTAGCACAAGAAAACAAGTTTAGCAAACTGCAACAAGGCTGGCTAATGAAAGCCAAACCAAGCGCTAAAGCGAGCGTGAGCGTGGATAATAATAACGCTATGAAAACGCCAACAGCGCCAACAAGCGTATTAAGCACGCAAGGCACACCAAAGCCTAAAACGATAACTAAGGAAGAGTTTAAGGCGCTTTTTGCTAAACCAATGTTTCAACTTCAATAATGCCTTATGGCTTGATTTTTAGGGCTTTTAGGGGGATTATGCCTTATATCATCATCGTTATTTTATTAGGTTTTAGCGCTAATCTAAAGACTAAATTAGCGTTAGCGAACGAAAGGCTAACAACTAACGAAGCGCGTTTGATCAAACAAAACGAAGCTATCCAAAAACTGGAATTAGAAAGCCAACAATACAAGACTAACAAGCTTTTAGAAATAACTAAAACTAAGGACAAATACCACAAAATCGTTATCAAAGACCACACATGCGAGGCGAAGTTAGAAAGCCTTGAAGTGTTGATTAACGCCTTTAAAAAAAAAAAATAACCCTTAAAAGTTTTTTAGTTTTTTTATAGGATGCTTGCTAAATAGCAAGGAGTGACAATGAAGCTCTACAACAAGATCCAAGAACTCATCACCGAAAGCGAAACGCTCAAACAAAAAAATAATGAAGTGCTAGCGTTAGCGAGGAACGAATTAAGCGAACTCATCAAAGAAAAGGCTAATGAAAATTTAGAAAGCCTAAAAAACACTTTTAAGGGTTATCTAAATGGCGAATTAGTGGAAATGCCTTTAGTGGTAAAAAACAGCGTTAAGGACTTAGTAAATCAAGAATCCTTAACTCAAGAAATACACAACGAGCTTATAAGCCAATTTGACAAGCAAGCGATCGAGAGCGATTTAAAGCGAGAAATCAAAAACGAAATTAAAAGCGAATTAAATAGCCTTTTGAGCGATAGAGAATTACAAAGCGAATTAACGCAAGCTAAAAAGCAAATTATAAGCGAAACCACGAGCGGAGCTGTGAACGCCTTGACGAGTAAGATTTTAGGGATTTTAAAAGGCCAATTAAACGCTATCACGGAGAGCGTGATCAAGAATTTAGATTTTAGTTTTTTAGCATCACAACCGAAAGTGTTTTACAGCGTGATTAACGAAAATTTAAAGGAAATGTTTTTAAAAGAACTTGAAAGCAATTTTTTAAAAAAATTTATTAAAGAAAGCGTTGATAACTCTTTGAGAGAAGCTAAGGAACTCAAAGCGTTAAAATTGGCAGAATTGAAAGCGCTAACCTATCTACAGGTAACGATAGAAAGCCAAAAGGTGCAACTATTACAAAATAATCTAATGTTGGAAGCCCAAAAAATAAACAATAGAATGAAAATAGAAAATGAGATCGCTTACAATATGAAGCGTAAAGAATTGATACAAGAAGGCAAGCTAGAAGATGAAGCGTTCAAAAAAAACATTTTCAAAGTGGTTTAAAAGAAAGGACAAAGCATGACAAACGAAAAAACTCAAAGTGAAATTTTTGAAGAACAGCTAAACAGCCTTTATAAACCGATCAAGCAAGAAGAACAAAGCGAAGCCGTGGCAAATAATGAAAATCTAGCTAAAGAAAATTTAGCTAATCATCAAGTTTTAGCTAATGAAAGCGTGAAAGATTTAGAAAATGAGCCGTCTTATCTTTCTGTAGGGGTCGCTTATTTGGATAACAAGATCAAAAATAGAAGCATCACGGCATTTGATTATTATATGGCTAAAAAGTTTTTAGGAATGGATCTAAATGTGAATCTAAACAGAAACCTAAACCTGAAAACCGAAAATAAGACAAGACTAGCGAGCATTAACAAAGCCACACAGGATATTTTTGATGACATTAAGGCTTTAGATTTGGGAGACGATTTAATTAAAAAAACGCAAAAACACAGCGGGCTAATCAATCAGGTGAAGCTATGGATCAACCACAAGACAAGAGGATTAAAGGGCGTTGATTACGATTTAGCTAAAACCGATAACGCTATGTTAATTTACGCCAACAGAGTAGCCAAAACGATGGCGCAAGGCGGGCAAGTAACGCAGAAATTAAGAGATGAAGCGAAAGCCATGACGATGTGGGGAGCTAGGAGCAAGGAAGAAAACGCCGCAAGAATCGCGCAAACGCAAGAAATGCTATTGAATTCCTTGAAGAAAAATATACAAATGTTAGAGAGTTTGGGCGGTAGCGTGTCTCCGTTAGTGTTAGCTAAAATGAAAGAATACCAAGACAAAGCCGATTTTATTAACGAAACGAGAGGAAAAATCGATCTCAAAAAATACCAGAGCTTAGCGAGTGGAAGATCATGATGGAAGAAGAAAAACAAGAAAACGGAAAGGAAAAAGAAAACGAAACCCTTTCACAAATAGATTTAAAGCGCGCGGTTAGGGAAGCTTATGAGGACACTTTAGCCACGCAAGGCGAGATCGCCGCTAAATTCAACATAAGCCGACAAACGCTTAACAAGTGGGCTAAAAAAGGCGAATGGACGAGCCGAAAAATTTTCAATGAAATACGAGCGATGTATGAAACGCTAGGCATGAGTATTAGAGAACTAGCGAAAAAATACAAAATGAACGAGAATTATTTACGTTACATTAAAACACGCCAAGCCTGGATGAAAAGAAAGATCACGAAAGAATTAGAAGAAAAAGAAATTAAAGAGATTTTAGGCGATAAGCTGACCGAAAAAAACATGGATTTGTTTTTAGACACGAAAAAAGAAGAAGTCAAAGAAGTGGTGAAACAAAGCTTAGATCATTTGAATTTAGATCCGATCGTTTTAGAAGCGATCACCGAAACCACGAGCGACGAACTCTTATTGAAAGCGATGAATACCGCCTACATAAAAAAACAGATCTTATTTTGCGCGGTGGTGGCTAGAGGCGAGCTTATCAAAATGATTAAGCGAGCGAGCTTGACGAATAACGAAAAGGATAGCGCTAATATTATCGTAGCGGCTGAAAAGGTCTCTAAACTTTTCATTGATGCTGGCGTTAGCTTGTTTGGAAAAGAACAAATCCAGGTAATAGAAACTAGCAATAATAACAATGTAGCGCAGATGAACATGAGCGATTTATTAGCGTTAGCTAATAGTAGCGTTGGTAGCGATCGCGCGAGCGGTGGCTATGGTAGCGAAGCGGTGGAGAATGAAGCTCTCTTATAGTTAAAGCGCGAGCGGTGGCTATGGTAGCGAAGCGGTGGAGAATGAAGCTCTCTTATAGTTAAAGCGCGAGCGGTGGCTATGGTAGCGAAGCGGTGGTGCCTTGCCGTGCTATAAAGCGCCCGTTACTACAAACCTATAAAATCCTATAAAGAGCTATAAAATTCTCTCAATTTAGGATTTTTGTTGTATTCCTAGTTCAACCTTGCTAGTTGCTAAACGATTATTGGATAAATCATT